CCAACCTGTACGGGGCCAACCTGCGCGGGGCCAACCTGTACGGGGCCGACCTGCGCGGGGCCGACCTGTACGGGGCCAACCTGTCCGGGGCCGACCTGCGCGGGGCCAACCTGCGCGGGGCCGACCTGCGCGGGGCCGACCTGCGCGGGGCCAAAAATGCGGAACTCGCCATAGCTAGCTTCTCGCTCATCCCAGCAGAGGGCGCTTTCCAGGGGTGGAAGAAGTGCCGCGACAACGTCCTTGTCCGTCTGCTCATCCCCGAGGACGCCAGGCGCTCCCACGGTTCTGGCCGCAAATGCCGCGCCTCGCATGTCCAGGTTCTTGAGGTCATCGGGGCTGAAGAGGGGATCAGTAATTACGACCCCCAAACCATCTACCGAAAGGGCGAAACCGTTCTCTGCGATTCCTGGAACGAGGACCGATGGCAGGAATGCGCGGGCGGGATCCACTTCTTCCTTCACCGGCTCGAAGCCGAGGCGTGGGATATCTGATGGTCATCCCCTTTGATCGCCACCCCAAGACCGGCCCCAAGGCCCCCGCACCCATTTGGAGGGCAGCATGACCCGCATGTATATCAACCCCGGAGATGAGGCCCCGTTCCTCTCCGTGAGCACCGCGTCCGACGACAGCCAGTTCAGTGTCTTCGTCATGGACGTGACCCCCGCCCAGCTCCACTCGCTGGCGGACGACCTGGCCGCCGCGCAAAACGAACGCCGCATCAAGAGCCTCGCTGAGGAGATGGTGTCATGAACGCCCTGCCCCTCTTCAGCTTGGTCGATCCCGGCCTCTGTGCTTGCGGGGAGGAGCTGACCCACCCCGACGAGATCAACGCGGGTTCTTGCTACTACTGTATCGCCGACGCCGCAAACGCGGACGCTGACAAGGCCGACATGCGCGCCGAGGTAGTCGGGTCCCGCAACGTCCGGTCCCGGCACTACATCAAGCCCAAGGAGATGTCAGCATGAACGAACTTCAGACCATCCAGAACGTGCCGGGAATCTCCACCGGCATCAGCTTCCCTGACTACCTCGAATTACCCGGCCTGAACGCCAGCCTGCTCAAGAAGTTGATGCGCTCTCCCATGGCTTACAAGTGGGCCTTGGATCATCCCAACAACTCCGCCAGCGCGTCCATGCTGCTCGGGACCGCAACTCACGCGGCGATCCTTGAGCCCTACCGAATGGCATCGGAATTCATCGTGTGGGATGGTGAGCGACGCGGGAAGGCTTGGACCGAGTTCAAGGAGTCTAATTCCAGCCGCCAGATTCTCACGTCTGCGGAATCCGCCAAGGTCCAGGCCATGCGGGATGCCGTGTGCGATTACCCTCCTGCGGCCCGGTATTTCGAAAATGGCATCGCCGAAGTTACCATGCAGTGGATCGACCCAGCCACCGGAAGGGCCATGAAGGGCCGGATCGACTGGGTTACCGAGATTGACGGCCAGATTGTGCTTACGGACCTCAAGACGACCCGCGATGTCAACTCCCGCAAGTTCGGCTCGGATGCCTACAAGCTCGGCTATCACATCCAATTCTCGCTCTACACGGACGGCTGGTTCCATCTCACTCGCAAAACCCCGCGCTTCGTGGTTATCGCGGTCGAAAACGATGCTCCCTTCGAGCCTGCCGTGTTCGACGTAAGCGAAGACCTGCTTGCCCTGGGCCACGAGGAATACATGGGCCACCTGTCCACCCTCAAGACCTGCGAAGAAGCCAACACCTGGCCTCCCAAGGTCCAGGAAGAACAACCCCTGCAACTGCCCGCCTGGGCACTCAACGAAGACGAAGACCTCTCTGATATCGGCCTCGACCTCACCGTATAGAAAGGAGCTTCTATGGCCGCCGAACTTCACCAACCCAAAAACTTCGATCAACTCTACCCCGGCAGGTTCATCAAGGCTGGAATCCTGGACGGGAAAAGAGTCACCCTCACCATCGCCAGCGTCCAACACGAGAGGCTGGAAGGTGAAAAGGGCTTGGAACTGAAGGCCATCATGGCTTTCGTGGGCAAGGACATGCAGCTCGTCCTTTGCAAGACCAACGCCCTGTGCATCAAGGCCATGTTCGGCCCCATCCTCGCCAACTGGGCCGGGAAGAAGGTGACTCTCTATGAGGGGAAGGTGGAGGTATCCGGCTCCATGAAAGGACAGCCATGCATCCGCATCTGGGGAAGCCCGGAGATCGCGGACGACATGACTATTTCCATCAAGCACCCCAAGAAGAAGGCGTTCGAGATGACGCTACACAAAACGCCGTCCCAGCCTGTGCCGACCACCACCCCGGATAACTAACCCCTCTCTCCCCCTGCCGCTCCCATCGTGGGACAGCAGGCTCGCGGAATACAAACCTCTTGGGAACAAGACCTCGGAGCTGTGTTGGACGTTAGGACCGCGAGAAATCCAATGGCAACGGCCCTCCGAATAGGGGCGTGCCTGCTGGGGGGAGATTCAATCTTGGAGCATGAAATGCAGATAAATGGTGAAACATACGTCCCTTGGGACCATTTCAAGACGCAGTTAGCACTATCAAATCAATACCGGGACACGTTGAAGGCCATCGCTAAGCTCTGCTCTGAAGGTGGTTCTATAACGCCGGACTGGGGTTTTGGTAGCGCAACAATAGTTCTCAAGGATGGATCCCACACGCACATCGGCGGCGATTGGAACGATGACGAAGACGAGAGTTTTAATCTTTTCGCCAATGGCCTGCATGCGCTGCTCTGCGAAGGGAAAGGGCTTTCGCTTGCGGCCCCCGAGTTCCGAGGAGAGACGCGGCTGATCGAGGAGGAGGCTACGCCGGTATGACCGCCGCCGAGATCCGCCAAGCCATCACCAAGCACCGCGAGCATCGCCCCGACATGCTCGTCGCCACAGCCCCCGAATCCCCGAAATGGAAATACGTCGAGTGGCAGAAGTGGTGTGCAGACCTGCGGCACCTGCAAACCCTGCTCGGAATGGCCGAAGCAGAGGAGGCCCCGCGCTGGGTCGATGCCAAGACCGGGAAGCCGTGTAAGCCGATCTTCTGGACCTACGGACACAGCGACATCCACCACATCAAGAGCATGTCGCATGCCGAAGCCGGGAAGCTAGGAGGTCGTCCGCGCTCCGCGAACCCGAGCCGGGATGCGCTGAGGCTACGTGAGAAGCGGGCGAAGGCCGCGTGATGGTTCCCGCTAATTTTGCAGAGCAGAACCATTTTTTTCAACACTGGTGCTGATCTTGTCCATCCTCGGAAGGAGGAGACCTTGATCCACAACGGAACTGGCATTCATTTCTGCCGCTGGTGCTGCTGGTGCAGAATTCGGGGCTACGGGTTTTCCATCACCCCGATTGGCGTTGATTACCGAGGGCTCCGGAGATTCGCCCGACCAAGGTTCAGCGTCCTCACCCCTCTCCCTCTTCTGTAACTGTCCAGGAGGACCCCACCTATGAATTGGATCCAGTGTTCGCACCGATTGCCACTTCCAAATGTTCGTGTGCTCGTCTGGGCGAAGCCAGGGTATTTCGATATCGCTACCTACACGATGACCAAGAAAATCCACGGGTGGACCGGGCGCGATCTAAAACCCTTTCCGCACGAAATCGTTTTCTGGTCTGAAGTGACCGCCCCATTAACTCGCTGATGTCCATCGGAGGACACATGGATGAACTTTGGAGAGTCCTCGGAGGTGCGACCCTCTGCTACCTCGGGTCGTGGGTCGTGCGGTTCGCCGTCCGTGCCGAACTCAATCGGGCCGGGATCTTCCGCGCCACCCGCGAACTGACCGAGCGAGAGATGGGCGAGGTCATGGGGTTGATGGCGGTGGGGAAGTTCAACGCCGCCGAATCCCTCCGAAACCGCTACCGCTACCAAATCACACAGCCCGAATGAGCATGTCCACTATCACGCCACTGGAGGACCGTCATGGGATGGATCTCTGATCGACACATGCAAAATGGCGGCTCCATTGGCGGCATGAAGGGGATGAAGCACCGTGGACCCCTTCGGAAAATCGTCCGAGTGCTACTCCATTCATCCAGCATTTTCGAATCGGAGTCCGTTGAGTTGGAGTGCGGGCACACCTGCTATCGCGCCACTTTGGGCGCCACCCGAGCCCGCTGCTCAGAGTGTGCGAAGACCGACCCGGCTTGGCTTGCCAAACACCCCGTCAACTGAATGTCCATCCTCGCCCTGGAGGGCACATGAATTTCAGTGAAGCAATCTCCCACCTGGATCGCGTGATACCCGACCACGGGAACCCTGATACCGGGGAAGCCTTTGAGGTGCTGCGGAAGGCTGAAGCCAGCGTGGAGGAATTGGAAGCGGAGAATCGTCGCCTCCGTAAGGTCGCAGCTCACGTTCCCGCGAAGGCTTATATCGCCGCCAAGGCTGCGGCGGGCTTCTCCGAACCCATCATCCCCCAGGCGTGAGCCTGTCCAGGAGGAACCAACCATGTCGATCCCAAACGGAAAGCAGGCTGAGTCCATCACCTATGAGTGTGTGGACGGTCAGTGCTTCGACAACGCCAAGGAGGGACGAACCCTCGAATACGAATCGGAATACCACGGTGACCATTCGGAGAACTGGATCATCGCCAAGGAAGCAGGGGAAGAGGTCGCACGCTACAACACAAAGTTCATTCAGAACATCAACTGGCTCAAAGCCTGAGCATTTCCACCCGCATGAACCTTCTGGAGTCCGCCATGGAACTCAAGGATCTCCCGCTTCCCCGCCTTCAATTGACCTGGGAGCACGTCAACGGGGACGCATGGCGCTGCAACTACGACCTCTTTATCCCCATCGCAAAACACGACATCCGCAACAATGGCCCAGCGCCGGACTACGAGATTGGGGCGGGGCCTGGATACAAAGCCGCTCGCATCGGGCAGACGGAGGTAATCAGCAGGCGGGGGCCGATCAAGCCGGACTACAGAGATGGGCATCCGAACGGGGAAACCTATCTCGACGCTCCCTTCCGAGATGGCGCCCACGCGGCCTGGGACTCCTTCGCTTTGGGCATCCCCGCCTTCGTAGTCTATGGCGAGCGCGTCAAGGCCATCGAACCACAGTGCCACCCCCACGACAACTGAATCTCTTGTCCATCCTCAACCGCCCCGGAAGGGGCTTTTGGGGTGTAGGAACGCCCCGTCCTGCCGCTAGGCAAAGGGGCACCAAGCCAACGGGAGGGGTTATGAAACCAGGGGAGGGAAAGCCTCCCCGCCCATCCCACCACCATCACCGAATGTCCAAGATCGCCCCGGAGAAAGGAAACCCCTTGAGAAGCATTCAGGAAATCATCGTAAGCCGGATTGAGCACCACGCGAAGGAGATGCAGGCGAAGGTCAAGGTTCTGCGATGGGACGCCAACGTGCTCCAGACGAGGGCTGATGCCGTGGAGCGAGAGGCTATCGAACTCGAAATCGAACTCGACTCCATCAAGAAGGAGTTTGCAGCCAATTTGCAGCCCAAGTGAGGCTGTCCAGGAGCGTGACGTGAGCAGACTTCCCCCTTCTGTGACCAACCGACAACTCGTTGACGCCTTGGCGAAGTTCCCGCCTGACGCACCAGTTGCCCTCTACTTGGATGCCTGGAAGTCCTCCGCGCCGTATTGGTGGTTCCCTACCGGGATCGACACGGACGGGGAGATGGTCGCCCTGCACTGCAAAGCTGAAGAATAAATCTGTCCAGAAAGGGGAACCATGATTGACGAGCTGGGAAACCTTGGTATCGCCCTGACCCGCGCAACCAGGGAGAAGCCACGCGATCCATCAATTTGCAAACACGACCACCTAGCGGGTCACTGTCCGTACTGTGCGGTCGAGTCCGAACGTGACCGTTACCGGGAGGCGCTGGAGAAGCTGCTCCCCAAGCAAGATCCCCTCGACGCCGAATGCGTCTGCGACTACTGCGGGGCTACCGTTCCGTGGGACGAGGCGCAGTACGAGCACAAGCCCGACTGCCCGTGGCTGCTGATCCATCCGAAATCTTTACACGTCCCGGCGACGTGCATAGAAAAGTGCGAAAAGTGAACATGACAGATGCAGGAGGCATCGTGAAACCTGAATACCTGATCGCAGCAAGGGACCAATTCAAGGCGGCACAGGCATCGCTCGTAATGGCTGTGCGCGCCCTTCAGATGAGCGGCTATGGCTTCGCGCCAACCATCGAAGAGACTAAGAAAGTCATTGGGGATCTTGCAGTTACCGTCGAGGAGTTCAATGACCACATCATCCAACCGAAGGGATGATCCCCATGCCCTCGAACCTCAAACAGGAATAGCTGAATGCAAACCATTGAAGAGATCCTTCATGGACGTGATTTGATCTCCTGGACGGATCTGAGCGCCTGCTTTAAGGCTAGCCCCAGGAGACGAGGTGTGTCCTTCCACACGCTCCAAGCATGGATGGTCCTGAAGCCTTCCCCTATCCCCTGTATTCGGGAGGGGAAAACACTCCTTTTCTCATGGCCCGAGGTTTGGGCCTGGTATAAGATGGCCTTCCATATCGGTGGGCTGGCGGCATGAAAGTCTGGAAGCGCAACGGCATTCAGCAGTACCGCTACACGGTCGAGTGCAAGCCCGAGGAGTGCGAGAAGTGCCGGAAGGGCACCCCGCACCGAAAGCACACCAAGCGGATCCAGCGGAGCGCCGGGAAGCGGGCCAAGGGAGAGGTTGAATCGCTCGCCTTCCAAGAACGTGAAGAAAAGAAGGCCCGCGCCAAGGGCGTATACATTCCCACCGTGAACGAAGCCCGCCGGGACTGGCTGATGGTCAACGCCAGCGAGGTTGGCCCCGGTCACTGGCGGAACGTGAACGACTGGGATCCCCATGGCATTGGGGATTTCAAGGTGGACAAACTCACGACCGAAGTGGTAGAACTGGCCCGCACCAAGCACCGGGATGGGAAAGGACGAATCAGCGACAAGCGGGCGGACGAGACTGTTGATGGCTGGATGAGGATTCTGAACCTGCTGGTGAATTTCTGCATCCACCGCCGGGTCATCCTCTCGAAGCCCTATGACATCAAGATCCCGAAGCGAGACAAGCGCCCCCGCCCCATCCTCCCCCTGGACAAGGTGAAGCCTTGGCTGGATGCGGTAGACGCACACGCGAGGAATCCCCAGGTGGGCACCGTGGCGCGTTTGTTCATTGGCCTGGGGCTGCGTGAGTCCGAGGCCAATGGAGCACGCTGGGAGTTCGTGGACTGGGAGGCCCACACCTATCTCCCAGGCCGGATCGTGAACGGTGAGTTCGTCGTCAAGGGCAAGGCCAAGCCTAAGGAGATCCCGGAATGGCTCTACGCCTATCTTCTGGAACTTCGAGGCCCAGAACCTCGCTTGGGGCTGGTTGTCCCCTGGCGGCAGACGGATGAATCCGGGAATGAGATCGAGGTCCCACACCCCTCCACGTTTTCCCGCGCATCAATCCGGGCCGCCAATAAGACGGTGGGCACCCCGGGCGTTACCGCACATCGTGTCCGTGGGACCTGGATCACCCAACACGCCCGCGTGAACAAGCTCCCCCCCAAGGAACTCAAGGAACTGGCCGGCCATGCCAGCCTGAGCACAACCATGGGATACTATGAGGATAGTTCCGAGGTCCGCCGAAAAGCACAGGAGAACCTGGCCAAGGAAATGGGTCTTGCTTGACTGTGGCGCATAAATGGCGCACACTTCCTGCGGAACCGCGCTGCGACTAAAACACCCTAACACTACGAATCTGAGGGTCGGGCGTTCGAATCGCTCCGGGACCACCACAAACCCCCTGAAGAATCAGGGGGTTATTTGTTTTTACCCGACAGGCATGGAACCCCTCATTGCTCCATTTTGCTCTGTAAGTGTTGAAATTTGCGCCAGATTTTAGAACTGTGGCGCAAAAGTGGCGCACGGTCCAATGTCGGTCTAATCCCGGTCTAATCCCGGTCTAATCCCGGTCTAATCCGGTCCCTTCGGGTCCAGTTCCGCCCTCTGCCGGGGGTCCAGGGTCGCCAAATATTCCTGCCGCCGCCGCTCCCCCTCCTCGCGCTGGAGACGGAGCTTGGCGGAGAGGGGATCAAGGGGGGATTCCTTGGGTTTGGCCATCAGCTAGGCCAGACGATGGACGGTAGCGCCGCGACCGGTTCAGCCGCCGTTGGTACGGGCCGGGTGCCTGCCTGGATCTCATCAATGATCTGGTACCCATAGGCCCAGACGGCATCCCTGAACGTGACCCCGGCCTGTCCCTCGGGACCGAACCGGGCGTTCTGGCTCGTGGCGTAGCTGCAGAGGGACAGGATGCCGTCATACCCCCGCGTCTGGGCCGTCTGGTCCAGGTGGGCCTGCATGGCGTCAGTAAGGGTCTTCCTCGTCTTCGCCAACGCCTCAGCGGCCAGAGCCTCAGCACGTCCGGGGAAGGCGGCCTGGAGCTCAGCCTCGCTCTGTTCTCGGTTGAAGAAGATTTCCCCTTCTTTGGGCTTCCAGTCCGGATCTACGCCCCGCAGGGTCATTCCGTTGTTCGAGTAGCCGTACATGCTAAGCCTCCACATAGATGGGTCCGCCGTTGTCAACCCAGCCGGTGCATCCAACGTAGTTGGTCGCACTCCCTGATGCCTCAACATAAACACTACGGGTTACGAGCAGCATCCGCGCCCACAGGGTTCCGCCATCACTCGCTCCAGCAAGCCCCAGTCTTCCTTGGGTGTTGGCAAATGGCTGGACGCCAACAATTCCACTGGCTGCGGCGTAACACACGATGCAGATTTCGGACGAAGTGGGCGGCAGGCAGGTCTCAACGGAGCATTCCGTGACCCCCGTGGTGTTCCCCGAGGCGATGGGGGGGTATGCCGAGACGTTGCCGGTTTGGGTATATTGCCAGACGTTATCGCACTGAATCCCTGCCAGCGGGTACTTGTTCGCCGTCGCGTCCGTCCTGAACGCCCCCATGCGCCGATAGTGGGTGTACCCGCTGGGCAGCGTTGGGGCCGTGGGACTCAGGGAAGCCAGCGAGGAGACATCGCCCGTGGCTGGGTTGTAGATGAAATAGGTGTAATACCAAGTGCTAGCCGCAAGAGAGTCGGACTTGTCCATCCCTCCCGCGCCCGTGTTCGTGATGGTGAGCGTTTCCGAGACGTTGGAGAGTTCAACACTTGATCCGCTGGCGTTGCGGAGCGTCACCCGGGCGGCAGTCATGGTGATGGCCGCGCTTGCGCCCGTGCAGGATGCGTTGAAGTCCACGTATTCCGAACCGCCGCCACTGGAGGGGAGAGGGTTCAGGATCTCGAGATAGTAGACAGACCCGTCATAAGCAACCTCGACGTCTGCCAGCTGGCCGGTTTTGAGCACGCCATCCACGAGCGCACCCGTGGCGTCCCTCTGCTTGAAGTTGATCGCGCCGAGGCCGGATATGTTGCCGGTATTGCTGCCCGTGGTTCCGTTCGCGTGGATCTTCCAGCGGAACCGCTTCCCCACGGTGTAGGCCGTGAGCGCGGGCGTCGGCGTGAGCACGAAGGCCGGGGCCGTGCCGGTGCTCGTAAAGGCCCGGTAAGTCTGGGCCTGATCCGCCGCGTACGTGACGTATGCAGATGGAATGGAAGCCAGGGCATGGCCAACGCTCCCCACCTCATATGGAAGGCTGGGGTCGTATGCCACCATCCCCGCATTTCTCAACGCACTGGTCGAGTCCGCAAGGTTCGCCTCGATGCTCGTCGCACGAAGTAAGCTCACGACCAGTTCCCCGCTCTTGTTCTTCACGGTGATCGAGTAGTTCGAGCCCACGTAGACGTTCGCGGGGGCTCCGGCGTGGACCGGGTAGCCTCCGAGCGTCCGGAGGGGCTGAGCGGCCAGGATCGTCCGCGCCTCGTCCCAGTAGACATTGACGGGGTTGGTGATGGGCTCCTGGTTCTCTACGCCGATGTAGATGTAGCCTCCGTCCAGGGGAGTCCCGTCCGTGTCCCTGAAAAAGGCGAAGGGCGTCTGAATTTCCATTTGGAGCTCCTATTGGATGGTTGAGTTCTCGGCGCGGACTGCGTCCATGACCCACAGCGCGCGCTGCTCGGGGGCCTGGGGGAGCCGTGCCACCCGGGCGAAGCGCCGGAAGGCTTGACCGCTGACCAGAGTATTCACGGAGGCGGGCCGGACCCTTGGCTGAGTGGCCGCCTCCACCAGGAGCTTCTGGAATTCCTCGGATGAAAAGAGTTCTCCAGCCGCCTCCAAGGCTTGTTTCCGACCACTGGTGAGGGATTTCATGAGGCCTCCGGAGAGCGCAGCGCCAACAGGACCGAGGCCGACAGCCCCGGCACCCGTAGCAAGTCCATGGGCCACGGTGGAATCCAAGACCTTCTCTACCAGACCTTCAGCCCTCATCGCCTGAGAGAGGGCCTGATTCGCCTTCCCGGTGGTGAGCACCGCGGCCCTGGCATCGGTGACGCGCCGGGAAACCTCGTACAGGTCACGCAGCACGTCATGCGATCCGGGGCCCAGGGACTCCACAACCTGCTTGTAGACCGGAGCGTTGGCCCGAAGGCCGCGGTAGACCTTGGCATACTCGCTGAACCCGAAGCCGCCCGCCTCCGCTCCGCGGGCTGATCGCGTGGCCGAAGCCAGGGCTGTGGCCACGACTTCCTTTTTGAGGTCATCGGGCACGGTCTTCATGAGCTTGGCGAAGTCGGCAGACCCACCCTTTGAGCTGTCCGAGATGGCGGTTCTCATTTTGTTGGCCAAGCTGCCCTCGAAATCCTTCCCAAAGATGTCCACGATGCGCTTGCCTAGTGTCCTCTCCTTGGCATAAAGCAGGTTCGCGCCGTGGAGTTGCTGACGGAGTTCGGCCCCTCCCACGGTCTCTACTGCACTCAACTGATCCTCGGCCAGGGCTCCGTAGAGCCGCTTGAGGGAGGCCGCTTCCATGTTGCCGTAGGGGCTTTCCTTCCCAGCCAAGGCCTGACCCATGAGGTTCTTTTCACGGATGAGTCGCCCGTAGGTCACGCCCTCCTCTGAGTCCACCATCTTCAGGAGCTTCTTTTCCTGCGTGGACAGACCTTCGTTCCCCACCTCGTCCATGAGCTTGACAAGGGTCTCCTCCACCTTGGGGAGCTTGACCTGTGTCGCCTTCGGAATGGCCGCATCCACCTGTCCGTAGATCTTCGAGGCCTCTGCGTTCATCTCGGATCGAATCTTTTGCAGGGTGCTCCGTACCTTCTCGGACACCACTCCCGGGCTCACCTGGCCCTCGGCGAAGGTGGCATCGAAGCCCTTGATTACCTCGTCGGCCTTGTCCACGGCGTTGGTGACGGTGGTTCTCCATGCACCCTCAGCGGCGCTCCCAGCGGCGGAACGGGTCAGGCCAGCCGCGGCCCTGATTTGAGGACTGTCCGAGAATACATCCGGGGGGAGTTCGATTCCAAGGCGTTCGGCGGCCTGCTTCGCGTCCGTGTTGATGGCCGCCATGTCTGCAAGTTGATTCCGAGCGGAGGTAGACCCCATGCCAGACCCGCTGGCCTTCTTGACGAGTGCGCCCACGGCCTGGGGGGTAGGCTCTGCAGCCTTCGCCGCGGGGAGAGCCGCTGAAGCTGCCCCTGGTATCACTCGGCCGGCGGACCTCTCCGCCTGCATGGCCGCTTCACCCTCGGCCATTTCACGAGGCACCCGCATGGACCCGCGCATGAACGGCGCACCGCCCACGATGCTGCCAGCCAGTCCCGCCGTAAGCTGTCCCACAGGACCTTCCCCGGCTTCCTTGGCCCCCTGGGAAGCAGCACCCGCCCCGCCCCCACTGGCGATCTGCGCGGCGGGCTGGGAGGCGAGAGCGGAGCCAGCCCCGCGAACAACGGGATTAGATGCTGTCCTCACGAGAGACTGCCCCAGGGCGACCTGGCTCCCGGCCCCGGCAGCGGCTTCCACGGTCGTCTGCACGATCCGTTCTGCCTGTGTCCGCGCCTCGGGGATGCCGATCTTCGTCATCAGGTCTTCGAGAGCATCTGTGGGCAGGGTGTATTTCGTACCCAGCAGGTTATTGACGGTCGAGACGATGGGGTCCGCCACGAACTTGGACAGGCCAACAGCGGCCACACCAGCCGCAGCGCCGGGAACCGCCCCAACGCCTCCAATGGGAGCTCCGACGGCAGCGCCGAGGGCCGCCCCTCCAGCGTAGGGCAGTAGCGCCCGGTTGGCAGCGCCCACCACGCCCGCAGCAGTCGTGCGGGGCTCCTCCTTGACGGGAGGCGCGGGATTGATCTGGTTCGCGGCCTGCACACCGGGATTCAGGTCCGCGGCTCTCTGATTGGGCGTAACGGGCTGGGAGCCTCGATCCGCCCGCGCCTTGGCAACCATGGCGCGAACGTCCGCTGAATCGGGGGCGAGGGTGTCCGGGATGTTCGGGATGGTGATTCCGTCCTTCGTTTTGACCGCGTAGGGCATGTTAGTACTCCACGGTGACGGTTCGCTGGTTCGGGTCTGACCCCGGGCGAAGATCGACCTGGGACTCAGGAACGCCGTATTTGACCGTCAGGTTGGACCGGAACTTGGTTAAGAGACGCTGGGCCTCCTTGAGGTTCGCCAGGAGACGTTCCGGGGATTGAGTGGTGGAGAGGTTTACAAAGGACTTCTCCAGCGCCTCGCCCTCGGCCTCGTTCAACGCTCCCATGGTCGCGCCCGTGGCCTTCAGGTTCTTCAACTGCTGGAGCATGGTCTGAGATGTGAGCGTCTTCAATACCTCTCTGAAATCATTGACCGCGCTCATATTGGACAGGTCTGCGACCATGGCGGGGAGCTTCCCGGCCACCGGACCCACCGCGTTGTTGAAGACATTCTTTGGAGTATCCAGGGCCTGCTGGACCGTCGAGAACATGTTGTCGATGTCTCCGCGTGCGGCGAAAACTTCGGCGACCTTCCCGCGTAACTTCTCGTCCCGTTCTATCTGGGCGTCTTGGACCTTCAGGGCCAGTTCCTGACGCTTCAGGTCGTTGGTCTCTCGGGAGATCTGGGCGTTCATCATGGCGATCCTGGAATTCTGCTTCGCAATCTGGATGTCGTTCTGGATCTTGGTGATGTCCCAGCCCTTCTTTTGCAGGTCTAGAGCCGCATTAGACTCAGCGAACTTCGCAGCCGTGGCCGCCTTGGCAGCGGTGGCTTGCTGCTCGGTCAGCTTCGCGGGCTGCAGTTCGTTGTCGCGCTGCTCACTCCCGAGCTTCGAATAGGTCTCCGCGAACTTATCCGCGCCCATGGCGGCAGAGAGAAACATCCCGGCCGAGGACAGGAGCATGTTTCGTCCTGCATTCCCGCTGTCCAAGATCTTCATCATGACCTCGGCGCTCTTTGCGCTCCTCTCGTCACCGGCGTTGCGTGCAGCATCCGCCTGCTCTTGGAGAATTACCTTGGCGACATCATCCCTCCCGGCCAGCATGGCCGCGTAGGTATCCGACGCCTGAGAGATCCTATTTTGGCGCTGCAATTCTGTAGCGGAATCCAGAAGAGGCTTGAACTTATCCCCTATGGCGGGGTACTTAGCCATGACTGAGGAGATGTTGGCGACAGTGGGACTGTGGCTGAGTTGCAGAAGATCGGCCTGCATTTGGGCCTGGGCCGCCTGATCTTGTTCCGCCTTCTTCATGGCCTGCCCCTGGGCAAGCCCCGTCTCAAAGTTGGGCTGCTGGGCGGTGTTGATGATGTAGTTGTAGGGTTCCACGTTGCCTCCTAGAACGACTTTCCAGCGATGGTTCCGAGAGTGCTTCCGATCCCGTTCCAGAACTGGGCGTTGCTCGCGCCCTGTGCCAGGTAGTTCCCGGCCTGCGCGGCCCCAATGCTGGAGAGGAGGTTGGAAACATTGGTTCCAGTCGTGGTGGCGGCGGAAGCCGTCTGGGCAGCGGAGTTCTGGCCACCCGTGGAGAGGGTGCTGAGCTGGTTGAAACGCTGGTTGATGAGGCTGTTCAGCAACTGAGGCCTGTATTCGGCCAGCGCGCCCTGAGTGTTGCCGCCCCGCAATCCGCCCGTCGCGGAGGCGTTCTGCAGGATGGCGTTCTCGCCCTGCTTGGTCATCTCCTGAAATTCGGAGCCATTCTCAATCGCGCTGATAGCCTGCGTCTGCGCGTCGTTCCCACGAAGGCCCAGGAGATCAGCCTGCCCAGCAAGCGCCCCGTATCCAGTGCCGACCCACGGGCTCAGAAGATGCTGGATCGTGTTGAACTCGCTCCTCTGCTCGGCAATGGCCGCGTTGGACGACGAAATCTGGGCGCTGCTGGCGGAACTTGCCGCGTCAGATTGCGCCTCGCTTGCCAGCCAGGAGGAAACAAGCCCCCCGCCGATGGTAGCGATGTCTCCCCAAATATCAGACATGAGCCCTCCCGTTGTCGTGGGCTAAAAGCTGCTTCTGGTTCGCGTCTTTGATCACTTGAGCACCCTTCCAGTGAGCTGCTGGCGGCTCGTGACTCTCAGACACCTTCAGGATGGGCTGAAAGTCGCGTCCGCGCAAGGTCTAGGTGGTGATTTCCCGCCCAGTGGCGCAGATCGTCAAGGCCGAGGCGGTCCCAGCGATCGCGGAAATGAAGCCCCCCGATTCCAGCGAGTGGCCGACCAGTTCCGGGCAGCAGTAGCACTCACCAGCCGCGATGGTGCGAGTCTTGAGGATCAAGTTCGCGTCCCCCGCCGTGCCCCCGTAGGCCACGAGGTTGCAGGCGAAGGTCGCAGCCGTGGCGGTGGTGTTCGTCACGGTGAATTTGTCGATCAGCGTCTTGCAGTTCGAGGCCACGTACTGCGTGGTCTGCGCGTTCTCGGCCTGCTTTGCGGGGATGATGTTGCGAACGGTGACGGTCATGGAATCTCCTTATGCAGTTCTTTTGATCCACTCGAAATAACCCTGGGTTTTGTATGCACTAGATGAATGGTGTTTTACTCCAAGGACTATGTATGTTGGTAATGCGGTGGTTGTTATTGTTTTGAGTAGAACCCAATTATTTCTAGTCCAGGACCACAATTCAACACTGGTTGATGTGACAACTAATTTCAATATTCTCCTGTTGGAATACTGATAATCACTCAACCCAATCGACCCAGAATATTGCGGAACTCCTCCATTCCAATTTCCATACCAGTAGTCGATTTGAGTCATGTTCATATAAACCGGAGTCATATGAAGAGTCGTCCCAACCACGAAACCAATCCCCGCACAATGGTAATTACCTAACTGGTTGGTCGTAGTCAGTAACCTTGACGCGCAAACAATCGTGTATCCTTCGCTTGTCGAAGGAGGATTGCATCGGACTCCCTGGTACGTGTTTACTGTTGATTGTGATGATGTTACAACAAGCTCACCATCTGTTGAAACAACATCTGTTGGAGAATTAAAGGTTGTCCATTTAGATGTGTCATAACTGGTAAAATCGTCATCCCACGAATCAGAAGTTGTTATTACGGGGTCAACGCCATAGGCCATAGCGGCGGCCAGGTCTGTCTGGTCTGAGATTGTGCCGGTTATACCACCCCACAGAACCGAAGATACAGGAGCGGCCTGGGCCTGCACAGCCGGTGCCAATTCCAGCATATGGAAGGCCCGCTCTAGCCGCTCGATACGGGCAAGCGCTTCGTGCCCCGCTGTTTCGATCTGGATTTCAGGTTCCGTGGCCGTGGCCGTGGTTGGAGTGGCAACCGTGTTGAACAGCGTCTCAAACTGCCTAATGGCGTCATAGTCGTTCCCGAGGAACTTGGACAGCTGCTGGCGGGAAATGCGCAGGGTGGATGTCATCACGCCCCCAGCGGCTCGACCTGGATTTCCAGACGAGCGAAAGTCAGGAAGGCGTCACTGTCGCCGCGGAACCTCTGGACCCTCCAGTTACGCATGGACCCCTGGCCCAGCCAGATCAGGCGCTTCAGACTGTCTCCGGTCACTCCGGCAGACTTGGCCTTCTCTGTGCTCCAAACGCGCCCGTCCAGGCTGTAGGAGGTTCGCACTGTGGGCGTGACGCCGAGAGCCACGCGGCCCGTGAGCGCCACCAGTTCCAACTGGTGGAAGATGGCCCCATTCCCGCTGTTGTAGACGATCACCGTCCCGAACTCCCAGCGAACCACTGCCCCCCAATGGCTGGAGACCTGATCCGAGAGCTTCCCGAGGGCGGTGGACTGGGGGTCGGATACGTTCCACTGGTCGTAGGCCCAGACCATGTTCCGGGCGCGATACTGGCTGAAATCCTCAAGGGCGGAAGTAAGTTGAAACCAGACGTGTTCCCCTGTGGCCTTGGAGGCGGCAGCATCGTAGACCAGCGTTCGGTCAGGAAGGTGGACGTAGAGGAACTGATTGTTCTTGTCGTTCCGGCACTCCAGGAGAACATCTTCTAGATCGTCCTCAGAGTAGGCCAGCAGCAGGGTTTCAATCTCCCGGGTGGAGATGCGGATAGAAGTGGCATTGCCAGCCACAAACACGCCCGGAGGCTCGTTCTCTGCGCCACCAAGGAACGCGATGCCCTCCTGGTAGACGCAGCATGCATGCGTCCCGATGACGCCGCGCTCGATGAGAGCCCCGGCGTTGCGCTGGAAGGGAAAGAGCGTCCCGCCTATGTTGTCGAATACCTCGATGGTGTTCCGGTTCAGCGCGTAGACCTCGTTCCGCAGCTTCAGCAGGGCCTTGATGGGGTCCGGGTTGACCTCGGAAGATCCGTATTTCAGCGGGTTAACGGAGGTTGGATCGTTCAGTTCCGTCACGATCAAACTGTTCCCGTCCGTGGTCATGTAGTAGCCATCGACCCAGATGAGATCAACCACGGTCCCTAGGTCCGGGTCCGCCACCTGGGAGAGTGTCACCCCGTCCCAATAGAACAGGTTGCCTCCGGAGGCGATGGCGAGACGTCCGAAGCCCTGGGCGAATCTGGCCGGGGTCGTTCCGCCCACATCTCCGATGGTCGTAGCGGTTCCAGTTGCGTCCACGCTAACGAGCTTGGTGCCCATGACTCTGTAGCAGACGCCGTTCCAGGACGTCCCGCCCCTGTCAAGGCCCGGGCCTGTGCCCAACGACACGATCCCGTCCGCTGGCCGCAAATAGCCCTTGGAAATTCCCTGTTCCTTGGGAATGGGAACCATATTGACCGGGTAGGCGGCCCGGAAATCCGCCGCTTCGTCGGTCCATATGCCATTCAAGATAGGTACTTGCAAGGTTTACGCCCCACCTTCTCCGGTCTGGATATTCAGGGTCGTTCCCGCCGCCGAGATGTGAGCAAGCGTGTTCTCGCCATCGCCCTTGGAGACGATCAGGGACTCCGCGGCCCGGACAGGAACGTCCGCAGTGGTGGCCGTTTGCGCGCCAGAGCCGATGCGCACGTAGCAGATGTTCGCCCCGGAGTTGACCAGGCGAACTGAATGAGCCGCCGAGTCGATGGACACGGAAGCCGAGGCCCCGGCAGGCGTGACCACCTGATTGGTCCCACGGGAAGGGCAGAAAGGTCGTTGATCCATGTTGGTCTCCTATCCAATGCGCCAGTTGGTGCCGTCACTGAAGACCGGGACGATGTTCGCCCCGCCCGCCGCGACCGCAGCACCAATCCCAGCAGTGAGCGTTGCGTTGGAATCCGTCACAGCCGCCCGCGCGCCCGCTCCAACCGTCGCAGCAGCGGGGAGCGCAGCCACGGCCACAGCCGTAGTCTTGACATACTCGGAGGCCACGAGGGTTTCCACCAAAGCGTCCGTCATGTTGGCCTGCAGGTAGGCCAGAAGAACGCTGATGGCTGCGCGCCGGGCGTCTCCATTCGCGGTGCTGAAGATGGGAACGTGATCCCCTGCCGTGACAGCAGAGACAGCGGAGAGGCGATTGATGTCGGTCATGTGAACTCCAATTCGCTGTCAGGGCCAGCGGTGAGGGGATCGACGGGGGCGGGGAGGAAAGGCGAGCCGAGGTTCTTGGCTCCAGCGCCACGGGGAAGGCCAGTGATCTGGACCTCGGGAGGCATCGCCACCCGGGCCAGAACGGCATCCTTCGCGCTCTTGGCTGCAAAGAGGGTCTGTGGCGAGACGGTCTTCCCGTGCCCCGGAGCCAGCCGAACGGCAAGGCCGAGGATGATGGCTTCGTTCGCCCAGTCAGGAACTTGCGTCAGTTCATCGAGGTCGCTGTCGTCGGGGGATGCAGGGATGGGATAGCCCAGCCGGATGCCGCGCCCATTCCACTCGGCCAGCATTGAGTCCAGCCGCCGGAGAGCCCGTGCGAGGACATCGGTATCGAGGTCGAAGACATACGAGGCCATGCCCAGTTCCCCGTAGGCCTCCTCAATGAACTGGCGCTTGGTGTAGCCCATTTCAAGCCTCCGGGGGCTTCTGTGCGTCCAGGGCGGCCTGGATGCGCTCGCCCAGCTTCTTGTCGCCGATGTTGGGGCTGAACTCGATGCCCAGTTCCTTAGCCTTCGCTTCGAGCTCGGCCCGGGTGGGCGGGGCGTCGTCAGCGGGAGGCACGGCCACGGGAACAATCACGGGCTTGAACTCGATGGCCTCGGGGAGCGTGGCGAACCAGCCAGCCTTGATGGCGGCATCCATGTCGGCCTGATTCTCCACTGGGGCGTGGTTGTATGAGCCGCCCGGGCGCTGGTGCGGCCCGTTGTTGTGGAAGACGAGACGCGGAAATTCCATCACGCCCTCTTCTTCGGGTAGAACCGGAACTGGATTTTCTTCACTGGGAAGGGCTCGCCCGCCTTCTTGCAAGCCTTGATAAAGGCGCGCTCGATGTAGTTGGGCTCACCGAAGGTCACGACCATCTCCTTCCGGCGCACGTTCTTGTTCCGGTAGATCTTGTTGCGCCAGGTGGCCCGAACGACCGTCCTTTCATCGAGGAACTTGGTTGCAGTCTTCGCCTCGTGGTAACCGAGGAGCGCGTCACAGACCTTGGCGAAATGCTTGGGATCGATGGGTTTCAGCATTTCTTCCCGCCCTTCCCAGGCTTGCCCCCCTTAACGAACGGAGGAGGCATCTTCTTCGTGGGCTTGCCAGTCTTCTTGGACATATGATCTCCAGAGGGAGCGGGGAGGAACCGAAGCTCCTCCCCAGGGTTGAACTAGGCGATGCGGTAGGTGACGTACACGTTCGCAGCCGTCTTACGGGTTCTAAACTGCGCGCTGTTGCCGTAGATCCCGCCCGTGGAGCTGTGGGCAGACTGGACGATGGGGTTGCCGACGATGGTGTGATCGGTCCCAGCCGTAAGGGTGATCGTGTCCACGGCGGCGGCGGACAGGTTGATGAGCACCCAGTCGAAGGCATCGCCAACGGCCATCTGGACCCCGGCATCGGTCAGGGTGCCAGTGGGCAGGGTGTAGGCCTGGGTTGCGCCAGCGGTGTGAGTGCCGGTGAGGATGCCCGTCAGCAGCTCGGCAATGGTCAGGGTCGCGGCCACAGTCTTCGCGGTGGGGTTGCCCTGGGCGATGGTCTGGACCCCACGAAGGCGGACCATGCCCTTTTTCCCGGTTCCATGGGGCGCGCCGCCCTCGATATCGACGTTTCCGCCGTCTCCGTTGCCGTTCGTCCCGGCCCCGCCATTCAGGGTCGCAGCCCCGCCAGCGCCGGAAGTAGCACCACCAGCCCCGCCAGCGAGGATTACGGCCCCGCCAACCCCGGTGGCTCCGGGCTGTCCGCCGGTCAGCTTGGCAGCACCACCAGCATTACCAGCGGTGGACGAGGTTCCGCCCTTGTATTCGACGCTGCCACCCTGGGCAGCTGCGAGGCCGGAGATCAGGCCGGTGGCGTCCGCGAAGCTCTGGTCTGCGAGGGGCTCGAAGATGCTCGGAGCCGAACCGACTTCATAGTACGTCTCGGCGGGTCCGCCCTCGATGCGGATCTCGGTCGCGGCGGACATGGCGGCGCTGAGGTATTCGGTCCCGGCAGTGGTCGTGGCGAGAAGCGCCCAGGTGTCGGGGTAGTTTGGATAGCCGACGCGGTTGTAAATCTTCGCGGCGGACCGGCTGTAGACGGCGATCTTTTCGCCGGAGGGAACGGTGACATTGACCGTCCCATTGGAGTAAATCGTGCTCATGTTGTCTCCTTGGAATGGGGGTGAAGCGGGGGCCGAAGCCCCCGCCGGTCAATGGGCCTAGGTCTGCGAGAAGAGGATGATGCCGCTGTGCTCGGGGAGCTTGTTGACGACGCCGAAGCGCACATCCCAGCGGTACTTGGTCTTCATGGTGTTGATGTCGTAGAACTTCTGCATCACGAGTTCCACGCCCTGTTCGGTCGTCCCACGAAGAACGGCCACGCCGGAACCCTCGGGGATCGCGTAGCGGCCCGGGATGAGTTCGAGAGCGTCCTTCTGCCAGAAGGGATTCGCGGCACGGGCCACGGTGTTGAGCCAGACGATGGCGCTGTTTGCGGCCTTGGTGTTGATGACGCAGTTCTGGTAGCAGGTTCCCGCTTCGCTGGCCACCTGATTGGTGATCATGGGCGGAGAAATAATCAGGTGCGTCCCGTCCGTCACGGAGATCACGCGGAAGGTCTTAAGCTGGCCCGTGTCCTGCTTGGTCACATGATGCACCGCATTCAGAGTGGCGACAGTGAAGCAATCGCCAGCGGCCACGTTGGCCGTCGCGGAAACCGTGATGGTCTGATACCGGTTGTCGACGTTCGAGACCTCGCCGGTCGTGGCGGTGGACTTGGCCACGGGGGTGTAGTAGTTCACGGCTGCGTCGCGGGTGTCCATGGTGATGGCAGCCCCACCAGCGGCAGCGGCCAGGGTCCGACCGTAGTCCATCTTGTAGGTGCTGAACTCCAGCACCTTCCCAACGAGTCCAGCCTCGTAGGCTTGATCGCTCTTGGAATTACCGAAGGACCGGGTTGCGGCGGCGAGATTGGCAGCCATGCCGGTATAGTCCCGGGTGCTCAGGCCCAGATAGCGGTCATAGTTCGGAACACCCTGCTCGTTCATCATGGCGTCGATGAGGCCGACATCATCAATGCCCGAAGCGGCGGCGGTCTGTTTCACCACCAGGGTTCCCTGCAGGGCGGCGACATTGACCAGCGCAACATTGATGTCGCTGGCGAGCTTCTGCTTCGCGGCCATTCCCAGCCGTCCTTCCTGGAGTGCATCCCGGAGTTCGGTGGCGGTCATGATGGCGGTGGAGTGCTTGCTGTAGCCGATCGTCGCCGGAACGGCCAGTTCGGTGGCTTCGTCGAAGTTGGCGGTGGCGTCGGTTCCATCGTGGCTCTGCGCGATGTTGGGAACAGGCCGCCAGATGATGTCGCTGGAACGCTCCATCGTCACCTGATCGGGACGATAGACGTTCACGTGCTTGGAGATGGAAAGGTAATCCTCAAAACCTTCCAAGACGGTGTCGAATGCAACCTTCTCTTCCTTGATAAAATCGTTGGCCATGGTTGGCTCCTATTTGTGGTTCTGTTTGAGTTGTCGCTTGTATGAGACGATCTTCGACCGGTCTCCAGTCTTGTCCGCCTCGGCTTCGAGCCGTGCGAGATGGGAATCAGTGGTGGCGCTCAGCGAGCGGCTTGCCCCGCTGATGACGCGCTCAGGTTCGGGCTTGGTCTTGCGGGGAGTGACTTTCAACTGGGCCTCCAGGTTGGCCACGGCGAAGGCGAACTTCACCGGGTCGGTGATGGCTGCGAGTTCTTTTCGCTTGGCCGGGTTCTTCCCGATCGCGTAAACCACCAGGGCGGGGTTCTTCGCCCCCTGAACCACGATTCCCTGCTGAACGACGCTCAGCGCGTTCTGGGTTTCGAGCTCAGCCTCCTGGAAGTCCGAGACCTTGAGTTCGGCCTTCTGTGACTCGTAGTTGCCGAGGGTGGCTTTCCAGGCGTCTTCCTGGGCCTTGGCCTCGGCCTGTCGCTGTCGTTCCGCTTCGTCGGCTCGGTGTTTATCCTCAAACCAACGCTTCAGGGCGACCTTGAACTTCTCCGTATCGAAATCGAAGTCCTCGATCTTGGGCTCAGGTCCCAACGTCACCGGCTTGGTCTCGGTGGCGGGGGTGGCCAGCTTGGCTTCGAGTTCCTTGATTCGGCGGGTCTTCTCCCGATCTGCCTTCCGGAGTTCGCGCACCCATTGCGGGGCTTTGCGTTCCTCCTCGGCCTGGGGATCGGGCTCGTCCCCAATGGAAACCGTTACCTCATTTCCGTCTTCCTCGGACTCGGGATCGAGGGCTTCGCCAGTGCCGGGATCATCTGCTCCGGCCTCGTGCGTTCCCTCCTGCTCCTCGTCCTGAAGGTCTTCGGTGTTGGTTTCGATTTCGAGTTCTTCTGTGTCCATGTGCGTCTCCTCGCCGCTTCGGGGGCGGAACCGTTGTTAGAACTGGCTCCAGAACTGGGCCATTGCTGCGGCTCGTTCTGTGGGATCGAGAGTTGACCAGAGTTCGACGGGAACCTTGGCCTGATAGACCGTGCTCTGAGTGGCGGTCTGCGTCGGCTGGCTCGTCGCGGCGGTTCCGATCTGGCCGAGATTGGCGATCTGGGTTCCGCCGTTGCCGTTGCCACCCTCACCGAGATTGCCGGGGGTGTTGGTCTGGTGTCCTTCCAGGCTGTTGTATCCGCTGGTATCGCCTAGGCCGGAACGTTGGCCGCTGTAGCGAGACCCGACCTTCACCCCCGCCTGAGCACCCTTGACGGCAAGGGCGGGGCCACCAATGGCCAACCCTGCGATACCACCAATCAGGCCTCCAGCCAGGGAGCCGTTCACTGTCCTGCTCGGAACGGACTGGTCATACCCAGGCGTGGCCCCGCGCTGGTAGTCGGGGTTCTCAGGGTCGTTCCAGTTCCCCGTGTCGGTGTCTCCGTTGTAATTCCCCTGGCGGCTCCTTCCGCCCGAACCCTCACCGTTGCCGCCAGTGTTGGACCCGGACCCATCGGCCCCTCCGGCATCGTTGTCGCCTGCGCCCTGGTGGCCATCCGTTCCGTCTCCGCGCTCGTTGTAGTAGTGCATCAGTCCGTCAGGCCCCATCACCCCTGCCCCGCCCTTGGCGCGCAGCATGCGGTCTTCCGGAACGCTGATCGCGGCGGGAATCACGTCCTGCTGCGCGGCCTTCTGGGGGTCGAACTGGACGAGGTTGGAGGCCAGCTTGAGGGCCTGCTCCTGGTTGGCTTGGTCGATCCCGGCCAAGGTCTCCGCAGTTTGGGCCTTCTTGAGTTCGGCGTTGGCCAGGGTCTCGACGGTCTTCACGCGAGCGGCCACAGCATCGGCGGAGGCCTGATCTGCGGCGGCTTCGAGGTAGGCGGCGTTGGGGTCCTTGCCTTGTGCGGCCTTCTGGGCCTCCAGTTCCTTCTTCTCCTCATCGGTGGGCTTCAGGACGCCCATCTTTACGAGCTTCATACGGAAGAAATCGCGCGTCTCCTCGATGCCATCGCCCTCTATGTTGAGCATCACCATGCTCTGGAGGACTTGCTGGGTTTCGGGGTCCTGAGTCACGGCCAACATGTTCATGAGCGACTTCACCGTCGCGTCACGCTGGCTGCGGGAGCTGGGGCCAACCTCGACATTCACTTCGAGGGCCGCGGAACTCAGATCGTTCTCGATGACGTTCTCGCCGGTCTCAGGGTTGGCCTTGGGCTGCAGCAGTTCGACAGATCCCGTCTCGCCGTGACTGCCGACCTTCTTCATCTTCCGGCCCTTGTCGGTGTAGAGTTCCTGGGCCATGCCGAACCAGACCTCCCCACCACAACGCACGGACTTGGCCATGTTCGACATGTAGATGAACGTCTGCATGTCCAGGCGCTGCTGCACTAGTTCAACGGTCTTCCCGGAGACGTTGGAGACGATCTTCTCGGCGTTCTCAGGGCTGCCCAGGATCTCCCGCATGTCCTGCTCGGTGAGCTGCAGCAAGGCAGCCATGGCCTGGGGGATCTCGGGGGCCTTGGTGTAGGCCACAGGTCCGGACACCATCTGCTGGCCGTTGGCGTCCGTGATGGGATTCACCAGCAGATAGGGATAGTTCTTGATGTTGTCCTCGGACCACATCACCTGATGCCCCGCAATCTGCTCAGGGGTCAGGATCGGCCTTGAAACGCTGGAATAGGCGCTCAGTTCGCCCAGCTTCGACAGTTGGATGTTCTTCAGCCGCTGAGGGTCCTTCGACAGCCGGACATGGCCCATGCAGCGCTCAACGCCGTCCACGAACCAACGCTTGCCGTAGACGGGAACGATGGGAATCCGCTTCCCGGCGATCAGGCCGCAGTCGTCCAACACCTTGCTGCCGCTCAGGATGTACTTGTGGACCACCCGGGTCTTGATCCGCTTGCGCCGGACCTCCTTGCGCCCCGTGGCCTTCAGGCGGTCCAGGAGTTCCTCATCCAGCTCGGACTTGTGGTATCGCTCCTCGTTGCCTTCGACATCCACGAAAACAACAATCTCGTCCTTGGACTCCTCGACGCGGTAATACTCCGCGATGTAGACCAGATCCCCGGCGCTCCAGTCAAACTCACGCTGGCTGATCTCCTTGGGCCAGGAGGCGGGGTCGTCCTTCCACTCCTCCAGGTAGTCCTCCGCGGTCATGCTGGTGAGCACGAAACAGTGCTTCGCGTCGCTCTTGTCCTGCCTTTTTGCGGCCAAATCGAAGAACACACAACTATCTGCGTCATAGATAGGCTCGATGCGAATCCGCTGGAACTCATTGTCAGGGTCTTCCTCGTCCTCGTATACGGCCCGCAGACGCCATGCACCGAAGCCCCCGCCTACAGCCTCCTCAAACGCGTTGTCATAGGCTTCCTCGGCCACGCTGTCCTGCTCGTCGGCCCGGTAGAGACCATCGCAGGCGTCGGCCAGGGCTTCGTTCTCGGTCCCGTCCTTCGACGTGAAATCAACCGTGATGCGGTTGTTACGGTATTCGTTGATGATCCGGAGCACGGCTAGGTGGATCTTGTTGACCTCGAATTTGGGCTTGTTCTCGAACTGCTCCCCGAGTTCGCCTTCCCACTGTGCCCCGGCGATGGAATAGAAACGCCGGTCCTGGAGGCATTGGAGGCGCTCGTCCCGCACCGCGCTCTGGATGCGGTCGAACAGATCCAGCGCTTCGGCGTGGACCTTCGCAAGGCGCTCGGAGTTGGGAACGGTCATCGGCGGCACCCCGGCTCCGGCTGCTCACAGCCGTTGAGTTTGAAAACCTTCTCGATGCCCTCGAATTTCCGGTCGTGCTCGTTGACCTTCTTTGTCAGCTCGCGCATATCACCCCGCAGACCCGTCACCTGGGCCAAGAGGAGCGACAACAGGGCGGTAATCACGATGCCGAGGATGTTTCCAGGGGCCATCAGAACCTCCATCCCACGCGCCCCACAGCCTCGACGGAGGTCCGGGAACTGGTTGAGTCGATCGGCCGGCGCACCACATCCACGCCCACACGCAGGCGCCCGATGTCGTACTCGACCCATGCACCCACGCTCTGGTCGGTGCCGTAGAGGATGCCCACAGCCAGCGGGCGGAACTTGGGCGTGTGGTCTAGAGCCACCCGCAGTTGCTTGGCCTCTTCCTGACTCGCAGTTGCTGAGGCCCTCCAGGAATCCCGCGCCTCAGTCATCTCCGTGTCGTGCACGTCGAGGCTCTGGATCACCCGATCCTGAGCCGACACCACGGGGGCCAATGGATTCTTGGGAGCTCCCACCGCCAGCGCGGGAGCAGCGACGCGCCGCAGCCGCGCCACCTCTGCTCGTAGCGCCTTGAGTTCGGGAGAGATTGCCTCGGCCTTCTGGTCATGCTCGGCTCCCTTCTGGGCTTCCTGAACGACTTCCGCATGCTTTGCGTCGGCCTGCTGTGTAACCTTTGTGACCACCTGCTGCTGTCGGCACTGGCGGATGCCGAAGCCGAGGATCAGCGCAACGATGAGGCCACCAATGGCGAGGCGGATGCGGAGGGTCACTTCTCACCCCCCGGACTCGGGATCTTGGAGACGATGTGCCCCGAGATCGCCACGCCCAGCCAGATCACCAGATTCGACCAGCCGAAATTCACGGGGTCGCGGAACTGCATCCAGACAGCCGTTCCCAGCGCCACCGCGGAGACCACGTTCTTCCACCGGAGGCGGAAACGGACGATACGGCCACCCGTAGGGGTCGTCATCGTAGGGGTCTCCGGGGTCGATGGACACATGCCCTAGCTCTTCAGCGACTCGAACTTGGCCTTCCACTCGGCGGCCTCGGCCTTGCACTTGGCCGAGAACTCCTCAGCCTCGTTGCGCAGGGCCTTCAGGCGCTTCGAGTGGCGGCTGCCGACCGCCAGGCCACCGACGAGAACCAGCGCATGGGAAACCACCAGAACCCAGAACCAGAACCAGTTCATACCTTCTCCCTGAAAATGTGTTGCGGCGCGGGCGTCCTCTTGGCCGCCATCCATGCCGAGACGTCGAAACAGGGGCAGAGCTTGATCCACTCGCAAGGCTCAACCTGCCCATCCCCATCCAGATCCGGCGACAGGTCGCGGTGTCCGCAGACCCTCGCGCCCTCGAAGCGATCCATCAGGGACTCGATCATGAGTTTCAGCGAGTCCCACTGCGCCTGTGTGTAGAGCCCGACACTGCCGTTGCCTGTTCCGCCGATCAACGCAATACCTAGCGATGTCTGGTTGTAGTGATGTCCCTTGACCGCGGCGTGGGCTCCAACCTGTTCCTCGGGTCGGCCTACGATCAGGCTCCCGTCCACCTGTACCAGGTAGTGATAGCCAATATCGCTGAATCCACGGGCCAGATGACCCTGCCGGATCGTCTCCCGTGAGACAGCTTTCCCGTTCGGCGTGGCCGTGCAGTGGATGACCAGCAGATCAATGGGGCGCATGGGCGGAACGTCTCCGTTCCCAGCGTCGGCCCGTGCCGTCAATATCGCTATGTAACGATATGCCTAACCTGTATTAACCTGCACTAACCTGCACTAATTAGGCAGGCACCCCCAGGGATGGCGAAATCATCGCTTCGACAGCGGGGCGGAACACGCGCAGACGACGACGCTTTCTCTCACCCGGGGGTTGCGGGGCGATGGGCAGCAGTTCCTTGCCCGGCTCCAGGAACTTGGTCCGGAAGTAGGCGACGTTGTACCTGATTCCTGCCGCGCGAAGCAGGATAACGGCTTCCTCGACGCTGATCCAGTCCCCCGTCATCGTCCCTCCCTCCGCCTCTTAACCTTGCGGTATCCCCAGTCCCAGAGAATCCACAGCAGGGCGAACAGTGAGAATGTCGCGCTCATTTCTTTTTCCACCTTGAAACTATTGGAATTGGTTGGGATGCAATGGAGTCAACCACGGGTTGAGAATGATTTAGAACGTAAGTCATGGCATGTACGAAGGCGTCAACCTGGTCGTCGTGAGCCGCACTAGGGAACCCGGCGAGTTCATCCTCGAAGTCAGAAACCCACGGCTCCTCTTCTGGGAGGTAGACCAAACCAGCCTCATGCGTCGGTGTGACAGCGTGAGCTCGTGTCACCTTGTCGTGGTCCGCCTTCACCGCAACGAGTGGCATGCGAGTATTCCTCCGGAGTTCCTGGAGCAGGGACTGACCGGCGGCCGTGTCCTCGATCACCACAGAATGCGCCTTCCATTTCGCCTGCTGGGCCACCATCGCCCGCTTAAGATCTGGAAATTCGGCCCGGTCTCTCCACACATCCAGGACGTAATACCTTGAGCGAGACACCCCAACAGTCACACATGCGCTGAAATCGTTAGTCTCTCGGGTTTTGAAGGCGGTATCCCAGGCCTGCACCACGTAATTAACTCCTAGCACATGCAGCAAAGCAAGCGGGGAGGTTTCAGCGGGTTTGTAACTCTGCCAGTGCTCCCGCTTGAAAATGGAGCCTTCCGCGGCGCTAGGGCGCTGCTGATAGAGTGCGGCCCAATCCCTAGAGCCCACAGACTGGCGCAACGTCTGTAGTTCCTTCAGTGGGTAAGACTCAGGCCAGAGAGGCGCTCCCTCGGCTCGGCCTAGCGGGTCGTCAGGCTCGGCCAGCGCGGGCAGGTTTAGAATTTCCCATTTCTCGTGGGCATGC